TTACCCAAAAGGGATGAATAAAAAATCCAAAAAAGGTAAAAAGAAAAAGAAGTAAGTATGGCTGAATATCAAGGTAAGTCTGTCAAACTCAACAGTCCATCTAGGATTGGTAAAGGCGAACCAGGACATGGTAGAAAAAAATTTAAAGTATTTGTTCAAGATGGTGACAAAGTTAAAAAGGTTATGTTTGGCGACCCCAACATGGAAATACGAAAAGATAACCCAAAAGCTAGAGCATCATTTAGAGCAAGACACAAATGCAGTACAGCTAAAGATAAAACAAGTCCAAGATATTGGTCTTGTAAAATGTGGTAAGGAAAAGATATGGTAGCTAAAAAAGGTTTATATTACAATATGAACAAAAGAAAAAAAGCTGGAACTAGTAGGTCCAAAAAAAATTCTACAATTAGCCCTAAAGCGTATGCAAATATGAAAAAGGGTTTTCCCAAAAAGAAAAAATAATTTGATACCTTGTCCATCTTGTGAAGAACACTTATCAGTAATTGATGGTAAAGTGGTATGTATGAATAAGGATTGTAACAACTATGGCAAATAGACCTTTATGTTATGCAGGAGGATGCCATAGACCTTTGCCTAAAGGTAAGCGTAAGTATTGTTCTGATAGGTGTGCTAACAGAATTAATATGCAAAAAAAACGAGCTAGAAAAGCTGGTAAAGAATGGCAACAAGAAGATGACAGTTTAAACATACCCTCACAAAAACCTAGTGTTGCTACTAGACGAGGACAAGTATACGAAGATATCAAATCATCTGGACTTGCACAAGAGATATATGAAAAAACAATAACGCTTACTGATGTAGCAAAAATATTAGAGACTACACCTGCTGCTGTGCAGATGGCATACCAGGCTTATTTAGAAGATTTACAAACAGAAAAAGCCCAGGAAACATGGGCTCTACCAGTAGTAGCAGAAAAAACACTAGAAGATTTTGACGAGTTTAGAGATAGGTACTTTAGAACAGAACAAGGCGTACCATATCTAACACCTAAGTTTCATAAGAACTGGATAGAAAGTATTATGAAAGCTATAGAAACTGGTGGACAGCACATGATATTATCACCACCACGACATGGTAAAACAGAATTACTTATACATTTTGTTGTATGGCTTATTGCTAAAAATCCTAACATTAGAATTATGTGGGTAGGTGGTAACGAAGACATTGCTAAAAACTCTGTTGGTGCAGTTATGGACCAGTTAGAAAATAACGAACTGTTAATAGAAGAACTTTGTGGACCTGGACCAACATTTAAACCTAAAACAAAATCTAGTAAATCATGGTCACAAAACGGATTTACTGTAGGTACAAGAACAGTAACAGGTATTAAGTCACCTACTATGGTAGGTCTTGGTAGAGGTGGTAAAATTTTGTCTCGTGACTGTGACATAATTATTGCTGATGACATTGAGGACCACAGCTCTACTATGCAACCAGCATCAAGAGAAAACACAAGAAACTGGTGGACTACAACATTATCAAGTCGTAAAGAGGAACATACAGCAATGATTGTTATTGGCTCTAGACAACACTATGACGATTTGTATTCACACTTAGTAGATAATGAAAGCTGGTCTACAACAGTAGAACAAGCACATGATGTAGCTTGTACACTACCAGACTGGGATAATGATGCACATAAGAAATGTATGTTATGGTCAGAGAAAAGAACTTACAAGTGGTTAATGGGTAGAAAGTCTGCTGCAGAAACTACAGGTGGTAGAGCAATTTATGAGATGGTATATCTTAATGTTGCTATGCCAGACGGTTTAAGTTTATTTTCGTCAGAGGAGATTGAACAGTGTAGAGACCAGAACAGAAATATTGGGCAGGTACCTGCTAATGTACGATTAATAGCAGGACTTGACCCTGCATCAACTGGATACCAGGCAGCATTTTTGTGGGGATACAATCAAGAAGACGACACCTTGTACATGATTGATATGGAGAACTCTTTAGGTGGAGGTATACCACAAGCACTAGAGATAATTAAAAAGTGGTTTCAAGAATATAACCTAGCACATTGGGTTATTGAGGAGAACGGATTTCAAAGAGCAATACGACAAGATAAATCAATTAGAGAGTTTGCTGCAAAGCACGGTGTATTTTTAGAAGGTACACAGACTTATGGTAACAAGCACGACCCAGTTTATGGTGTTACTGCTATGAGACCATTGTTTGCAAATAAGTTAATTAATTTACCTTATCGTAGCTTTGAGGCACAAGAAAAGGTAAACTTATACAGAAGTCAGTTAGTGTATTTTAGTTCTGCTCAAAATAAGAGTAGGTCAGTAGGTACAAAGTCTGACATAGTTATGGCAAGTTGGTTTCCAATGAAAACAATAAGGCGTTTACAAAAAGAGAAACTTGCTACAATGGGTATGGATTACTCACCTAGTTTTACAGGTTATGAAGGACTAGGAATAGATTTAGATAGTTGGAGATAAATGGTCAAGACAGCAGATGAATTATACAGCAGAGTATATGAACTACGACAACTCAACTCTGTTATGTCATCAGATAAACATAATGTAAGAGCAATACTTAATGGTGGTGCAGACGGATTAAAAGCATTACTTGGTAAAGATATGCGTGACATGGATTACAAACAGTTACCTGCACCTAACTTACTTATGTCTGCGTTAGAAAGATTTGCACAAAAAATTGGTAGAGCACCAGATTTAAAAGTAGATATTTTTAATGATAAGGATAGTGAAAGAGCTACAAAGAGAGCAGAGAAACTAGAACGCATTGTTACTGCTTATGATGATATACAAAAATTAGATTTACAATTACCACAAGTTGGTAGATGGTTACCTGGTTACGGCTTTGCTGTATGGGTACTAAAAGAAAAAGTAGATGCAAATGGAGTACCATATCCATACGCAGAAATTAAAGACCCTTATCTTTGTTACCCAGGACATTTTGGTGCTGACCAACAACCTAAAGAGTTAGCAATATTACAACGCATACCACATGAGGAACTAGCTAAAACATATCCTAAGTTTAAAAATGTAATTATGGATGAAGTTAATTCTGAATATAATACAATGGCGTACTTATCTAGTTACGACAAGACTTGGGCTAACCAAGACGGAACAGGTAAAGTTGTTGCAGAATATTATGATGACGAAGGTACTTACATTTTCCTACCAGAAAATAAAATTATATTAGATTTCATACCTAACCCATTAAAGTCTGGACCAAGATTTGTTATAGCAAAGCGTTTTAGCTTTGACCAACTACAAGGACAATTTCATCATGTTATAGGATTGATGGCTAATATGGCAAAGATAAATATTCTATCTGTCATTGCAATGGAAGATGCTGTGTTTACAGAAACCAACATCATTGGCGAGATAGAGAGTGGACAATATAGAAAGGGTAGGTTCGCTGTAAACTATTTGACACCAGGTAGTCAAGTATCTAAACCAGTAAACAACTTACCTTATCAGTTGTTCCAACAGATAGATAGATTAGAAAGACATCTTCGCCTAGGTTCTGCTTATCCAGTATCAGATGATGGACAATCGCCTAATGCTTTTGTCACTGGTAGAGGATTAGAGGAACTTGGTCAGTCATCATCACTTCATGTAAGAGAATACCAAACAGTTATGCAAGATGCTCTACAACAGATAGACGCTAAGAGACTTGAATGGGATGAAGTAATGTATGGCAAGATGCGTAAACCTATTGCTGGTTATCGCAAAGGCACAGCATTTAAAGAAACTTATGTACCAGAGAGTGATATTGGACAACTATACAAAACACGCAGAGTGTATGGTGTTATGGCTGGATTTGATGAGCCACAAAAAATTATTACTGGTCTACAATTAAAGCAACAAGGTGTTATAGATATGCAAACATTACAAGAGAATTTAGATGGATTAGACAACATCTCACAAATACAAAATAGAGTTAATGCAGAAAAAGCAGAGACTGTATTGTTTGAAGCACTCATGTCACAAGCAGCACAAGGAAATATAAAAGCTAGTTTGGCTGCTAAAGAGATTAGAAAAAATCCACAAAACATGACAGAAATTCTAGATGAGTTTTATACAGAAGAAGAAGTAGAAGCACAAGAGCAACAACAAGCTGCTGCACAACCAGAACCAGACATAGCATCTGTTCTAGCACAATTAGGTGGTGGAGGATTACCACCAGAGCAAGTAGCAACTGGACCTGCTATACCTCCAGGAGCTGGTCTTGTCTAAAGATAAAATTAACGAACAGTTTATTGATATTATTAATCAAGAAGATTGGAATGAAACACCTTTTGAAGAAGAAGTAGAAACAATCATAAACCTATCTCCTATTGTTAGACCACAAGAAGCATTAGGTGATGTACCATTAGGAAGTTATATTATACCTACACCAATACCTAATGTGTACATTAGTGTAGCGTTAGGTTTTGAAATAGATAATGGAGATGATTATGGTTCGCAAATCTAAGTCGTTTAAACAAGCAACAGATATGACAGTAGATGGGGCGTATGCTGATTTGGTGGTACCACCAAGAATGGAAGGCGACCCAACAGGGCAATCAACAGCTATTGAAAGTCAAATAGATGCTATACAAAACGAAGTTGCACAAACAGGTGGTATGCCTAGTGCTGCAGTAGCACAACAACCAATAGGTGATGTATTTACTACTCCGACACAATTTCCAGATGAACCTGGATTTGTACCAGAGAAACAAGCAAGTACACCTACACCGATAAGCGAAGCACAAATTACTAAGAAAGTATTGCTAGATAGGTTCCCAGAACTAAAATATAGGTTTATCTAATGTCGTTCTATCTTAATTGGGGTCAAGAGTGGCTTAAAAGACAAGAAGAAAAAACCCTTGACAAACAAGCAGTAGAACAAGCTAAGAGCTCTATGTCTGATATAGAGATAGAAGCACTAGGTAAAAAAACATTAGACTTTCAATCAATGAACCCTAATGAAGATAGTGATTTACCATACGCTGCAGCGTCTATGGGATTGTCTAGTACAGACTATTACAATTTATGGAAAGACACAGAGACAGTTGTACCAGACCCTAAAGAAGATTTTGTAAAGAAAAGAAGTACATCTTTTTGGCAACAGATAAAAGATGGTGTACAGAAGACTAAAGATGTACAACAAGAAACTAGACAAGATTTATGGGGTGACGCACAACTAAGAAAAAGTACAGTAATTAATGCTTTGATTGTAGGGTTAAATGCTAAGTTCCAAGACTTTCAAGTCAGTGGTGCTAACTCATTTGGTGTTGCTTCTAAAGCAGAATTAGAGAGATTAGCAGCAGAACAGGGTAAAGAATTAGATAGAGACTACTCAAGATTTGTTGGAGACCCAGAAACAGAAGATAATGAAATACCTATAACCTGGAAGTTACAATCTTTTATTAAAGGTCTAGAAGCTGGTGCAGTAAGAAGTGCTATTAAAAAGGGTGCAAGAACATTAGGATTTGAACTAACAGAAGAACAATTAAATTTAGCACCATTAGCAGTGACAGATAGTTTAAGTTTTCTAAATACACAAAAAGACTTTAAGTTTGCTGAAACAGACATAGAAGTTATTAACAAACATTTTCCTAGTGTGTATAGAGAAAACCTAAAGATTGCACAAGATGGAGAAGTAAGAGAACCTACATTACAAGAAAGATTAGAAGCATATATAGATACATCTAATCAATTATTAGGTTCTGGTAATCCAGAAGGAATAGAACAATACTTTGGTTCTAATGAATACTTTCAAGAAGCTATTACTTCTAGAGAAGGTTTTAAAAGATATAGCATACCAGCTACACCAGGTGACCAGATTAGATATACACTTACTGGTTCATTAGGTGGAGAGTACTCACCATTAAACAATGTTATAGCTGATATAAAGCTAGAAACAGAGGGATTGATAAATGATTTAGTAACTACTTACAACACTAAAGATATGTCAGATGATGAATTTCAAACTAAATTTAATGCTTTGCTATCTGCAGAACAAGATAAGATATCTGATTTAAACTTTGAACCTAAACATGGATGGAATGCTTGGATAGGATTTATTGGAAACTTAACTGGTATGGCTTTAACAGACCCTACTATGATTTTTCCTGGAGTTGGTATTACTGGTAAAGCAGCTACATCAAAAACATTAACTAGCGTAGGTAAAGAATTAGATGACTTCTTAAAAGCAGGTGGTCAATCTGCAGATTTCTGGATAGATAAAGACCCAGTGATACAAGGTATGTCAGATATTATAACTAAAGCTGTTGATGATGGAGCACCTGTTATGACTTACTTAGTAAGAAATGGTTTCAGTGCAAGTATGGCAAAAGAAGTTGTTGACAATCCAGACAAAGTATTTGATGTAATTAAAGATAGTTTGACTGGTGGTCTTATATCTGATGTGCGTTTTAAAGGTAATAACTTAACACAAGCTAATGACTTCCATATACAAGCAAAAGTATTAAATGACAACTTCTTAGATAACTTGTACGCAGCTATGACTGATAACCAATATCAAGCAACTTACATGAGAGCTGGTGGTAGAAAATCTGGTAATCCAGTTCGTACATTAATGTCAAGTTTTAAAGATATTTTTGGTGGTACAGATGTAAGACTACCATCAAGACCTTGGGCATACCTAACAGAAGTAGATAGAGCTGTAGATACATTTGTTAAAACAGGTTATATGTTTTCTATACCAGAAAATAAAATAGATGACTTACTTATAAAGTTTTATGACAACATACAAGCAAAAGATTACAGAGGAGCACAGGCTGTATTTTATGATGAGTTAATTAAAACAGAAGGTGCGTTACAACTTAGATATATATTTGGTATGTCAAATAACGAAATCAAAGAATTTATGGCTGAACACTTAGATGATGTTAGAGGATTTGGTGAAAAGGGTAGGACATATAGACCTGCACTTAGCGACAAGTTCTATGATAGAGCAGCTATGCAAGAAGGTTTAGACCCTATAGCTAGAGCACAGTTTGCTAATACATTGTTATCTGAAACAGATAAACAGTGGGCAACACAACACGCACTAGGTATGGTAGGACAAGCTATGGACTTAACAATTAATGTTCCAGACTTAAAACCAATACTTAGATATACAAGTATGCGTAGAAGATTGCGTAACAAAGTATTTAAAAAGAATGGGTTTGAGGAAAGTATGGACGCAGTTAGACAAGCTGCAGATGAAGGAAAGCTAGGTACTTTTTATGACCCTGCTACACCAATAGGTAATGAGCTTAAAGGTATTATTGCAGATGGACTAGATGACCCTGGTGTACTGTTTAAATACGGTGCAGAAGCTATACCGTTTAAAGCTACAGATATAGCGTTTAGTTTTATTAGTAGAGTATGGATGCCTTTGCAGTTAGTTACTCGTGTAGCTTTCCCATTAAAGATTACTACTGATGGCAACTTAAGAATGGCAGCTAGAGGTATGTCTTCTATATTTAGAGACCCATGGGAGTATATGAAGTTAATATGGAATGACCCTAATGCTGCAATGGTAAAACTTATACAAGCACAAAACCCAGACTTCAAACCATACACAGCTCTTACTGGACCATTTAGAACTACAGCAAAAGTATTAGATGAAAAGTATCCAGAGTTTATTAGAAAAGGTTTAGGAGCACTAAAAGAAAACAATGCTAAGTTTGGTTTGCCAGAAGTACAAGACTTGTACGAAAGAGACCCAAGATTTACAACTGTGTTTAGAAAGAACAGAGGTGATTGGGAAGATATAAGGAAGTACGCTAGTGCAGAAGAAGTAGCAGAAGGTGCTGCAACAAAGATTGGTCTAGAGGATGATTACATAGAAGCGTATGCAGATTACTTAATAACACAGATGGCTCATGACCCATTTATGCCAGTGATTGCACAAGCTATGAAGAAGAATTTAACTGATGAAGAAGTGGTAGACCTTATACAAAAAACACCATATCTTATGGATGAGATACAAGATATGAATAGAAAGATATTATCTATTAGAAGTGTTGATAAATCATCACAAGTTATACCAGTTATTACAACACAACAAGACTTTATAGATTTTGTTAAACATCACAAAATGACAATATCTAACTTTACTGCTAACCAGCAAGACCTTATGGATATAATTGCACAAGGAAAAATTGGTAGAACAAACATTAGAAGTATTGATGTTGCTAAACAAATTAATAAAAAGAAGATTAAAGAAGACATCACTCCAATGATGTTAGAAGTATTAGAAGATTTGCCATTCACTGTACCAGGAGTAGTTAATCAAACAAAAGGTTTTGCAGCTAAGTATGGTGCATTTATGGATGCACTGTTCTTTGCAGTAGGTCAATCAGAAGCAACACTATCACGAATACCTACATTTAAACAAGCGTATTATCACTTCTTAGAAAGCAACTTAGTGTTTGCTACTAGAAAATCTTTACAAGATATATTAGATGCACATTACGACCCAGATAATGTAATCAATTTACCTGGTGATTTAGTGGCTGCAGTTAAAAGAAATCTAACAGATGCAGAAGTTCCTTTTGAACAAATAGAAGAAGTAATGAAAAAAACTGTAAAGCAAAGATTACAGGTAACTGATGATGCTGTAACCTTTGTTGCATATAATGCAGACAATAAATATGCACCTAGAGTATTGCAGTCTGTATCTAAGAACCAAATAGAATTAGATTTAAACTTAGCTAATGCAGAAAGCAAAGCATACAGCGTAGAGACTGCAGGTAGAATTAGATTAGGTGACGAGAATACAAAGATTGGTGCATACTATTCATCACTACCTAGACGAAATGTGTTAGTAGATGGTGTGTTAGATACATCACAAGATATGCAATTTAGTCGTGCAATAAGAGAGTTTCATAAAGATACAGGTAAAAATACTTACAATATAACTACTGATTTTAAAAACTTAATTAAAGAAAATCCTACTCCTACAATCAAAGAACTAAGAAAAGTACTACAGATGGGTAATGCTAAATATGATGATGTAGCAGAACTTATGCAGCAAACAGGACTACTCGCAATGGTAGATAGTAAGTCTGGAAAACTTGTTATGAATAATGCAAGAAAGAGTGGTGTTATATCACAGTTTACAGAAATTGAATATCACACAATGTTAGACCTAGATGATATACGAAGTGACACTGTTAGAAACATGACCTTTAATGATTTAAACAAATCATCATCTGCTTATGCCTTTGAATTACACAACAGATTATTGTACAACTTATTAGAAAGAGGATACCTAGCAGAAGCATACAAAGTAGGACTACCTTTCTTTGAAGCATACAGAGAGGTACTAGGTAGGTGGACACAACTAGCTGCTGCTAACCCTAGAGCAGGAGCACAAGTAGGATTTGCTTACAGAAAAGGTATAGAGAATAACTATGTGTATTCAGATAAGTTTGGTGAGAAGTATTTAATTATACCTGTAGGTGGAACAGCATTAGAAAATTATGTAAAGACAGAAGGTGAAGGTTTATGGAGTGATGATATAAGCATAGAAGATAGCAATATCATACTTAAAAGAAGTTTACCTATATCAGCTTTAGGTGTAGCTGGTGGTGGATTGTTACCACCATTAGGACCAGTAGTTGCTATACCAACAGGATTTGTTACTAGAGATAATCCAGAAATTAGAAGATTACTAGAAAGAACTATTTTTCAGTTTGGTTTGCCATTTGACAGTATGGGTAGTGGAGACATAAAAGATATACTAGGTGAAATACTCGTAGAGGAAAACCTACCAGCTACAGGTAAAAACTTACTCAATGCAGTATCAAGCAAACTAGGTATCTCTGGTGTAGATGAAGATTTATATATGGCTGCTACTACACAATCAGTACAGATAGCATCAATACTTTATCCTAATAAGTCAGATGACCCAGAGTTTATTTTCAATACAGCAGCAGTTATACGAGATAACATATACCAGTTAAAAGCCTGGGATAGAAACATCAACCCATTAGTTCCAAAACTAAATGTGTTATATCGTATAAATACAGAAGACGATACTTTTAATGAATGGTATGGTACTTCACAGGAACCATCTGGTGTTGTGTGGAATAGCTTTGTTGAGTTGTCAGTTATACATGGTTTTTATCAAGACCTAAGAGAGCAATATGCTCTTACTATGGGTAGTAAACAAGCAGACTATGAAGCAACTTTAGATGTTGTAAGGTTACTTGGGTTAGATATTTATGATATGGAGACATCATTTACATCTGCACAGTTACAACTTAAAGGTAAGAACATATCAGAGAGTGGACCTATGGCTAGAACAAAACCAGAGTACGATTTCTTAATGGAAAATCCAGAACTCTACGGTGAGTATGGTTCATCTATTTTATATTTCTTTGACAAACTGGGAACAGGTGAAGTAGATTACACATCTTATGGAATACAAAAAGGTTTAGGTAATATAACACCACTTAATAAAGAGGAGTTTTATTGGAGAGCGTCTACTTTTGCAGCATCACTTGTAGAAAGAGCTATGCTAGAAAGATACCAAGGTAAGTGGGATAAAGAAAGATACACAGCAAACGAACAGAAAATAGAGAAAGCAGAACTAGAGCTCACATTGAGAAAAATGTTTCCTTTAGCTTACCAAGTAGACCCAGCACAGGTAGCTACATTATTGCCAGGCAAAGAAATACCAGATACTTTTGATTGGGATTTAGTAATACCAATACTTGAACAAGCTATTACAGACCCAAGAGTTGAAGCATTAGGAGGTTTATATCCAGCAGTAAGTGATTATCTAAATTACAGAAATGAAATAATTAAAGGTATACAGATTGGAAAAAACATACCACTGAAAGAAAATGCAGTAGTATGGTTAAGAACACAAACATCAGAAGAAGCACAACTTATTAGAGATGGACTGTATAAGTACGGAGCAAACTTAGCACAAGAAACTCCAGAGTTCCTACCAGTCTTCCAAGATGTGTTTTATAATGAAGTAACAAGATTTGGTCTAGGAGATTTATCAGATGAGTGAAAACGAAACTAAAGGATACACAATACCAAGAGGTATTGGTGGTGTAGAAGATGCACCAAGATTACCTACACAACCAGGTTTAGGTGACGCTACACCTACAGCACAGTGGGTATTAGATTTACTATCTGATGGTGTAGATACTAACAAACCTTTAGGTGATGGATTTCAAAGTAAATATGATGAAGAAATAACTAGGTTTGATAGCACTACAGGAGAGTATGTAACTAAACAAACAACAATAGATGCACAAGAATATTTAAAAGCTAAAGGTTATAACTTTATTTACTATCCATATATGGCTGGTGAAGTAGCTAGAGATATAGCACCAGGATTAAGAATTATTTTAAAAAATCAGTTAGCTAGTGTTGGTCTTATTGACTTAACAAAGACACAAGGTTCTATGGTAGATGAGGAATTTACTAAAGGTATTAGGAGACTTATGGAGTTTTCTATGAACAATGGTGGTAAGTTAGACTGGGTGCAAAGCCTAGGTGTACTTAGAACAGATATGTCTGTAAGAAAATCTGCAAAGACTAAAGCACCAGTTATTGAAAGTGACCAGATGGATGATATTGTTGATGAGTTACTAGCAAAGTCAAAGGCGAGAAAAGGTGCACCACTTAGTCAAGAAGAAAAAGATTACATTACCAGTAAGATAAACAATCGTATTGGTTTGTTTAATCAAGAGATACAAGGACTATCTGCTGGTACAGAAGGTAGGTTAGCATTTGACCCATCTACACCAGTTGGTGGTAGATTAATACCAGCAACACCTGCAGAAGAAGCAGATGCTGAACAGTTTGCAGAAGACTTAGCTGGTATCGAAGAAGAAGTATTTGCACCAAGAGAAGAAGCTGCAAGAGTTGCAGGAGAAACAGAAGCTACAAGAGCTAGAGGTGCAGCAACAATAGCTGGATTAACTAATCTATCTAGAAGGGGTGTACAAAGATAATGGAAGAAGCAGTGCAACAGTTTACAGTTGAAGAAGTAAAACAAATGTTGTTTGATGAGCAAGTTTCTGGTGATGATGCTGGTATATTACTTGCTATTGCATATCTTGAAAGCAAGTTTAAACATGGTATAGATGGAGATACAGACCCTAATGATAAAGGTTTGTGGCAAATAAACCCACCACAGTATTTTAAAGGACAAGAACCAGACAATATGGTTAAGAACTTTTATGCAGAACAAGGCGAAGTTTTATCATTAGATGAGTTTACAAATAAAGTTAAGTACGACATAGACTACGCAACTAAGTTTGCAGTACACATAATGAATTACAGAAGAAAAAACCCTAAGTCTTATGGACCAGACCCCTTTGATGCTTGGACAACTTATAAAGAATACATAAAGCCAAACATGAAAAACTTGGCAGCAGACCAAGAATTAATATTTAAAGATGCTTTAGATGCAGAGATTACAGAAGCTATAGGTTATATAAAAAATTATAACGATATAGACTTTGCTGATACTACACCTACTACATCTAGTACCACTACATCTAGTACTACTACAGTACCTCCTACTACTACAACTACTATGCCTAAAGATACTTCAATAGATACAACATCTAGAAGT